GTGCTCGTCGGAGAGCATCTCGTCCTCTTCCTTACCGAAGCGCTTGGCCATTTCGGCTTCGCCCGGCTTGCCTTCCTTCTTGAGACGCTTGGCCTCGAAAGCGCGGTCGGCAGCAGCTTTGCGCTCAGCTTTGGGCTCAGCGTGGTCAGCGCCACCAGTCACACCGGAAGGACCTGTGCGCTCAGCGGGCTCGTCATCCTCATCGGAGTCGAATGCGCCAGGAGTCAGGGCTTTCTTGCTGGACTTGGGCTCACCACGGTAGGACTCAGCGTACACACCGCCAGTCTTCAGGGTCATCTCATCGGGACCACCCTCGAACTCACCGGAGAGCTGCTTCTTCTTGCCGCCCTCGGCGTACACGCCATCCTTACCTGTCACCTCAGCGGGCTCGGGCTCGGCGTAGTCAGCCATCACGGAACCAGGAATGCCACCACCATGGGAGTGAGGCATCTTCTGGCCGCTCTTGATCTGCATCACGCGGGCGTTCTTGGCGCGAGTGGAGTTCTCCACCTTGCTTGCGAACACCTCGTCGTCAGGCATCTCCTCGGTCTCGGTGGGCATCTTGGTCTCAGAGTCCACACGACCGGCAGGGTTGGTGCCAGAAGCGGTCTCGGCGTCGTTCACGCCGTAGTCAACGTCATCATCGTAGACGTCGTTGTTGTACATCTGTTCACGACTCATTTCGTCGTACCGTCCTTCATCGTCAGGGTCTACGAAACGACCGGTCTTGCGACGGTCCTCTTCGATGTCATTGTTTTTGGCTGCGGGACGACCTGCGTCGTGCTGCTCCTTGCCTGTGGAGATCTTGTCGCGACCGAAGGTCGCTTTCTCGGGAGTGGTCTTGCCGGTCTTGTAGCGATCGGCCTGCTGCTCGCCGCTCTTGGCGGTCTCGTAGCGATCTTCGCCGAGGTCATTCTTCGGACCGCCTTCTGCGAAGTTGGTCTTGCCGGGCTCCATGCGGGGGTTCCGCATCTTGGGGGCGTTGGCGCCCATGTCCTCCTCTTCGCCCTCCTCGTACACGTTCTCCACCACCTGGGAGACAGAACCATGCGGAGTGCTCTTCTTTTTGCGGCTGATGCCTGCTTTTTCCATGAAATCGTCCTGGGGGAACTGGTCTTCAAGATCTGCAACAGATCGGGCATTGTCCCCCTTGCGAGGACGCTCCGAAAAGTTGGAGGGGTTGCTCGGATTCTCCACCTCTGACGCCTGATCCTCAGCTTCCGCCACATCAGCGGAAGTGTCCTCCTCCTCCTGTTCCTCGGGCGTGCCCACGGCTTCGGCCACGGCAGCCTGCATCTCGCTTCGAGCCAGGTCGAGCTTCTCCTTGAGCATCTCCAGCGGAGACTGGTCACGGATCAGTGTCGGGCCGAGGTCCTCATCGAAGACGTCGGCTGGGTTCAGCTTCACGGCGAAGTCGTAGACTCCGACGCGAGTGTCCCACTCAGCGAAGTTGAAGGGCTCCAGACCTTTCACAGCCGGAGGAGCGGCACCGAGCAGCGCCAGATGGCGTGCGGTCCACTTTCCGGGGTGGGGATTGATCTGGGAGTCAGGTGAGTAGAAAGAGATCGACACCTTGCGGTAGTGACCGTCTTTCACGAGGTCTTTGGCTACATCCGTGAATGCGACGTCTGCGTAGAGGTTGTCGCCCTGACGGGTGAAACCCTTGATCCATCCGTAGGATGGCAGACTGTCCGAGTCGCCCTGGTGACCAAGCACCAGCGGAGCCTCGTGGATCGACGGATTGTAAGAGTCGACCACCTGTTGGAGGTCTTTCTCGGAGAAGGTTCGAGCCACGCCCTGGGCTGACGTTTGATCGCCAGCTTTGAACACGTGGATGCGCTTTTGAAACATTGTCTCAAACCTAGTAGCAACGGGGTTATTGGGGGTGAGAAGCTTTGACTCCCCAGGTGGTTTCCCGTCGCCGGTAACTGGTCAGGTTTTACCCTCAGGTGGGCTTCACCTTCGCCTCCTCCTCGTCCTCATCGTTGGCCATCGATGTGGCCTCGTCCTCAGTTATTTGATCGTCGCCAAACGGCTTCTCTCCACCTTCTTCCTCTTCACCACCACCACCGAAGATCTTGTCATAGAGGTCGCCGTCCGCCTCAGGGTCGTATTCCTCAGGGGCGCCTTCCACTTCGGTGCCTGGAGCGGCAGCCTGGAAGTCCTCCTCCTCAGCGAGATCCACTTTGAAGTGGTTCTGGATCCACTCCTTCTTCGGCTTGTAGCCCGATTGGATCATGAGGCTCACATCTGCCATGGTCAGAGTGGACTCTTCCAGGTTAAACTGGCGGCTGATTTTCGGTGCCTCAACGTCGACACCGAAGTTGAGGTCAACGATCCAACGAATGAGGGTGTCACTCAGCGTCTGAGAGATGAGCTGGGAAAGCTCCGAAGCGCGGATCACTCGCACCAGGTTTGCCACCTGAGATGAAGCTCGGCTGCCGGCTTCCGCTTGTCCCGCCTCGTCCTCACCGCAGATGAGCAGAGAGATCTCCTTGTCGATGTACTCGATGAGGTTCATGAAGATGTCCGCTGAACCCGATGGATTCAGGAACTCCAGCTCATAACCCTCGGGGAGGATCATTGCTGTCTCTTGAGACAGGTTGGAAAGGTGGTCGTACAGTGTGTCAATCTCAATGTTTGAGGCCGAGAGAGGAGCCTTCGCGATTGCGGTTGGCGTTGCGTAACGGTCGCCATACAGCACGTAAGACTCGATAGCACGACGACGAAACTTAACGATCGGATACAGGATGCGACCCAGGCCCGTTCCATAAGGATCTCCTGTGTGAGAGAGCCAGTAGCGTTGGATGATGAACTTGCGTGCCGGCAGTTCAATACCTTCAAACATCCGGTTGAAGGTCAGCACACGCATTGTGAAGCCAGTGTCTGCCTCCTCACTCTCCTGGAAGACAAAGCGGCGCTGGTCGCGGATGCGAACGTCAAACGGAATGATGCCTTGAGCTGTTTTCTTCCACATCACCTCGCCCACGCTGAACCCGCAGATGAGTGCCTCACCGAGGCCTTTGTAGAGGTCGTCGACGTCCAGATACTGGAGTGCCTGTTCGACGTAGTCCTTCACTGCAAGGTCACCGGGCTTCTCGGAAGCTGGGGTCAGCAGCCAGTCACGGGAAGTGATCTCCTGGCAGAGTTTCATGAACGACGCCTGGACTGACGAGTCCCAGAACAGTCGTTTGTAGATGATGAGGGCGCGGTTGCCACCCTTCTGGATGATTAAGTCGTCGTCAGGGCGGACGATCGTGTTGCCCTGGCCAGTGAACGGGCTCGAAGACCCGAACATGTAGATGGACGACAGATTGTACGGGTCCGTCGTATACTTCGCGACCTCTCCCGACGGAACCGGTGGGATGTTGAATCTTTTCGCCATCAGAAGCTCAGAGTGAAGGAGAGTGGAGGCTGCGGTGCCCCGTCGATGTAGTATGTGATGATGAGGCGGTAGAATCCGGCGTCGCCGGCAACCCAGTCCCCATTGACCACCACCGCGTCCAGTTCGGGCACATTCTCCTGTACCGCCTTCTGGATCTGGGCGTTGATGAGAGGGGGATTGAGGACCTCGAAGATGTAGTCGTCTGTGCCGTAGTTCGCTCTCATCACTCGCTCGTACCAGCGAGTCTGCACCACTGAAATCACGTGCTCGGTAACTAGATCTAGGTCACGCGATGTGGCGAGTGTTCCGTTTTTGATTTGGAGGGGATAGCTAATCCCCTGGATGCGAGGGCTGAGAGGATTGACACTCATCTACGATACCTTTTGGCCATCTCGAAGTTGATCTTCAACAGACGGGAGCGCTTTTCCTGGCTCTCCATCTTCGTATTTGCCACTCTCTGCAGCTCCTCTCGGAGGAGATTCAGGGGGAGTGTAGCGTAAAGCATTGGTTCGAACAGCTCGTTGGCTGGTTCGATTTGAGTCGCAGGTTCCCTTTCTTCGGACTCTTCAAGGAGGCGAGCGCAGAGGGCGTTCATAGAAACACCCTCCAGCGCTGCCCGTTGTTTGAGTTTCGAATGGAGGGAATCCTCGACGTCGACCAGTAGGCGTTTCGTCATGGATTCCCGTCTCATCAGATGGAGTTGTCTTGGCCCACGCCCAGTGCGTCGAGCTCGTTCTGCATGTTGCCGATGGCCACACGGATGAGGTCGACTTCGATGCGCTCCAGTGTTGGCACCGGAACCACGAACACCTTGGCGTGAACGATGCCATTCTCCAGCGCTGCCGGAGTCTGGATGCGCTCGTCGCAGATCACCTGGAAGGCTTGACCCGGCTTAGCACCGAACAGCGCTCCGCGGACATACAGCTCGTTGAGGATGCTGTTGCCGATGGAGATGATCTTGTTGTAAACGAGGCCGAAACCGTCGATCACGTTGAAGATCTGGCTGTCGAAGGCGCGGCGGAGCGAACCGTACACCACGTTCATGATCACGCGAGTGTTCACGAACTGGAACAGGCGCTGCTCGGCGTCGTCCTGGTTGATGCGAGTACGACCACCCCAGATGAACACGGTAGCACCGTATCCAGGCAGTGTGCGGCAGACGTTGCAACCACGTGGGTTGAGAATGTCTTGCTGGGTGCTGTTGATCGGAATCTGAACAGCGGACACACCGTTGAGGGGGAACTTGACACCAGCAGGTGGATACTGGAAGCCCTCGCTGCGGTAGCGGCGGATGGCCACACCGGTGACGTAGGGGCTCGGAGGAATCCAAGCGCCGGAGGCGTTCTTGAGGTACGAACCGTAGTAGGCGATGAAGCCACGGGGGTTGTAGTACTGCTGGCTGTCCTCGAGCAGCTTCTGGGCATCGTCGATGCCAGTCGCGAGCAGAACGGCAGCAGGCACGCCTTCGTTGAAGGTACCACGCAGAGCGTAGTCCACCAGCTCCTCGGAAGTAACTGCGTTGAAGCGCCACAGGTTGGACGGAGCCTCCTTGTAGGCAGTGTAGCGCAGAGTCAGAGAAGCACCCCACAGCACGACCTTTGTGCCAGTGCCGTCTGTGTAGGTCGGGGTGATGTAAGCCTCGGTAGCACGCTCCTGGGCGACCAGGGGCACGCAGAAGAAGCTCACAGTGTCCTGGGAAGCCAGGACGAGGTCTCCGAGGAATCCAGCGTTGTCCGGGTTCGGATAGCCAGCGTCGAACTCACCGTAGGCGGAGTAGTACTTCGCGTCGGGCTGGCTCTCCACACGGTAGAAACCGAGTGTGTGGGTGTCGCCTTGGCCGGCAGGACCGGACAGGGGATCCAGGTTCGCTGGATAGAAGGTCGGCATCACGTTGTACGTGTTGAAGCCGTACTTCCGACCGCGGATCAGGTTCACCAGACCCTCGTTGTTGTAGAGGCTGGTGTTCTCGGGAGCGATCAGCAGGGTGCTGTACGAGAGCGTGGTCTGACCAGCTGTGAGACCGCCATTCGGATAAGGAATGAAGATCCGGCTGTTGAGGTTGGTCAGTGTGGTCGCCAGCATGAACTGGTTACCGTTGATCACGTTCACGTAGTACTTCACAGAAGCCTGCGAAGTGGAGGCGTTCACCAGTGTGCCACCGCCGATCTTGGTCAGAGGGGCAGTGAAGTAGACGATGCCGCCGTTGTTCAGACCGTGATTGAGACAGTTGAACACAGCCGGGCTCGAAGACACGGAGGGATCGAGCTTGGTGATGTTTGTCTCGGCGAAGGTCCGAGTGAACTGTGCCAGCTGGAAGTTCTCTGTGCTGTCCTGGAGCGATCCGGGCAGGTGCAGAGTGTTCAGATCCAGCACTTGGTTGGTGCCGTTCAGGATAAGGTCAGAGGTCTGACCGTCGATCTCGACGTAAATGTCCCAGGCGGGTGTCTCGTAGGACAGGATGCCGGTTCCCTTCGACTGCAGCGAGGCGTAGCCAGCAGCAGGAACGATGGGCGTACCACCGCTGAAGGTCAGGGTCAGAGGCATGTCAGCCGCCGAGTAGCCGGAACCAGCGTTGGTGATCTCCACATCCACCACACCGAAGCCGAGCTCAGCATGACCTGTAGCAGCGACAATGGTGTTGCCCGAATCCAGAGGGGAGGGGACGAACTGCAGGAGAGGGGTGGCCAGATAGCCAGCACCACGATCCACGATGCTCACGCTCGACACAGGGAAGCCCTTGGTCGCGGTGGCAGCAGCAGCAACAGCGGGGTTGCCGTCGGAGAATGTGACGGTCACGGCATCGCTTGTAGCGTAGCCGGAGCCTTGTGTGGTCAGGGCCACGGAGGCCACAGCGCGACCGATCACGTAGGACAGGGCAGCGCCAGAACCGTAGGTGTCGCCAGGGGCGTTCACCAGGTTCACCAGGGTGGCTTCGTCGTAGCCAGTACCGCTGTTTGTCAGGTTGACAGAAGCGAGAGGGAAGCCGTAGAGCACGACGCCCGCAGCACCGTCACCAGTGGTGTCACCGGCAGCAGGTGTGATCTGCAGCACGTTGGCATCGCTGGAGGTGTAGCCAGAACCTGGAGTCACCACGTTGATGGCGGCCAGGGCACGACCCAGAACACCGGAAGCAGCAGCAGCGCCGCCAGTGCTGTCACCCACAGCGTTGGTGAAACCAATGCCGAAGGAAGTGTAGCCCGAACCGTTGGCAGTCACGCTGACCGAAGCCACAGGGAAGCCCAGGGTGATGGTCAGGACCGGAGGTGTGAACCAAGTGCCAGGGGCCGAGTCGGTCACGGTTCCGTAGGAACCAGCCAGAGCGGCAGTCAGGTTGGCTTGAGTCCAACCAGAGCCGGCAGCACCGATGGAGAACCCAGCGGTAAAGTCCACTGCGGTCGAGTAGTCGATGACGATGTCGGTCTCAGAGCCAGCACCAGCGATGGTGATGGTTCCAACCAGACCAGGGCCAACAGCGACTTCGCCAGCGGCAGTCACGTTCACAGCCTTGCCTTCGGCGCCGAGAACGGCAGTCGCAGCAGCGAGGGTGCCGTCACCGCTCACATTCACGACAGGAGGCAGAGTGTAACCAGCGCCACCGTTGGTCACGTTCACAGCGGCCAGTCCGCCAGTCACTGCCAGAGTGGCAGAGAAGGTAGCGCCCACACCGGTTGTACCGGAGGGGAGGGCCACAGTCGGAACGGCCTGATAAAGGGACCCACCGCCGAAAGTGCCGATGCCCACAGCCGCACCACCAGTGGTGGCCAGAGTTGCGGTCGCACTTGCCAGAGTTCCGGAGCCAGAGAAGCTGACGGAAGGAGCGGCGATGTAGTTCTGACCAGGGTTGCCCAGGGTCAGGGTCTTGATGGTGCCAGCGGGAGCCAGAGTTGCGGTTGCAGTTGCAGCCACGCCACCAGCGCCGGCAGGAGCCGAGATGGCCACAGACGGAGCGCTCTCGTAGCCGGAACCGCCATCAGTCAGGGTCAGCTTGGCGATGTTGCCACCCACAGTTGCGAGGGAAGCTGTCACCACGCCGCCGGAACCGGGGTCGCCAGCGAGAGGCACCACGTTCACTGTCGGAACGTTGGTGTAGCCAGAACCGGCGGTGTCGACCACTGCTTCGTCGATGTTGCCGGTGTCACCCAAAATAGCGATACCGGTGGCTGTCACACCCCCTGCAGCAGCAGGAGCGGGGAAAGTCACGATCGGCTCGTCACCAGCGTTGTAGCCGGTACCAGGGTTGGTGATCACCACGCCGGTCACAGCGTCGCCGATGTTGCCGTTGCCGCTGGAGGCATCCACGGGGATGCAGCCTGGGGGCAGGGTGTGAACACCGGGGTACTCAGGAGTACCGTCGCCGTCCAGTCCACCTTGGCTGATGATCCAGTTGTAGGCGGTGATCGCCTGAGGATAGGTCTCAGCGAAGTAGATGTAGCCGGTGAAGGTCTTGTTCTCAGGTGTCAGGTAGGTGGGAACCACATACACTGTCAGGCCCTCGAACTCGGCCAGTGCGCCGCGGCAGTCACTCAGGGTCACGGGGGTGCCGGCTTCCTTGGTGGAAGGCCAGCTCTCACCCACCAGGTCCAGAAGACCGGGACGGTCGTAGGAAGGTGTGGTGCTTGTGGCGAAGGTGATTTGGCCGTTGTCACGCAGGGACAGGAAACGGTCGAAAGGAACGTTCAGGTTCTGCGAGCCGTTGACGGCGTAGGAGGGGTCAGACTCAGAAGCGCTCAGCGGGGTGTAGCGCAGCTGCAGGTAGTCGGTGTCATCAGCCACCCACTCGTACACGCTGTTGCCAACCAGGAACTCCTGGCCATTCACCAGAGGAGCAGCAGCCTGATGCTGCAGGAAGTCCTCATACTCGAGGATGCTGGTCACCAGGTACGGACCTGCGTCAGCAATGGCCATCCACTTGTGGCTGTTGAGTTCGGCTTGGAAAGCCATCTCTTGGCCGATGAGGCGACGACCTTCGGGGCCGAACTTGGCGAAGGCGCAAGGAGCGGTCAGGTAACCCTGGGACTCCTCATCCACGAATGCGGTGCGGAGGCACTGGATGTAGTCAGCAACCAGCTCGTTGGTGTTGGTGCTGTCAGGGATGACAGGGCCCACGGTGTAGGTGTTCAGAGTGAACACGTAGTAAGCACCGTCGCTGGGAGGCTCGCTCTCAGGCACCACGCTCACAGGAGCGTTGAACTCACGACCGGCCAGGTACTCGAAAGCACACTCGCTGTTGGCAGTCTGACACACGCCGATGTCACGGACGATGGTGCCAGCCGACACGTTGGGGTCGGTGGTGATGGCGGCGGCAACAGCATCACGGATCGCGATGGCGATCTTCTTGTTGTTGTCGTAGTTGCCCTCGACGTAGTCCACGGGAATCACCACGGGCACACCTTTCCAGGTGCCGCTGTTGGTGAAGGTGCCGAGACGGGCGCCGTTGATGAGCAGTTGGGCGTGAACAGTGTCACCAGCCTGCAGAGGGGTGGAGACACCCAGACCGTTGGTCTTGAAGCCGGAGGGGTTCAGCTGCACTTCCACCACGTTGGAGGGAGTGCCCACGCGGATCACGCGCAGGTCGCCCACGTAGCACTGAGCGAAGAATGCGTCCACACACTGGTAGGACAGCAGCTCGATCTTGGTGGAGGGGATCACACCGCCGATCAGTCGCACATACTCGCGAGTATTGGTGACTTGGATGGGGGTGTTGAAGGGGAACAGTGTGGTGGGCACATCGGGCTCCACCTCAACCAGCATGTAGTTGGTCGAGAAGGGAGCAATAGCGGGGGTAGCCGACTGTCCGGCTACCTCGTTGATGTAGACGCCAGGAGCGCCTCCAAAGGAGATAGTTGCCATTTCAATATGGTCAGAAGTCCCTTCTTTGCCTGGGCGGCGATGACGGCTTCGGGGAAGTTCCGCCTACGGTCTCCGCAGAGTCGCTGCCAGGGGTCTGTCTCTGAGTGACGGCCCGCTTTGTCCTCCGTTTCCGGCGCGGTCGTTAACGGTTGCCCGTCAGGGCTTCCGGTGTGTCCATGGTGTAGCCATTCAACTCATTGTAGTTCACAATGGAGTAGAGGCTGTATTTTGCCGCCTGGGCGTAGTACTGTTCGGGATACTCGAACGGGAACACCATCTCCTGCATGTTCACGTCCGGCGTGTCCACGAAGAAGCCCGGGTTTCCTGTTGCGGAAAGCTGCCGGGCCTCGTTGACGTCGAGCAGAAGGGAAGCCCCGATTGGGGGCTCCGTCATCACCGACCACTGTGGATTCTGTTCCAGAACTGCGCGGTACTGCAGCGAGTCCGTGTAGTAGAGGTAGCCAAGCTTCCTCCAAGTGTCTCCAGGATTCCAGGTGATCGTGACGTTCATCAGATGAAACCGCCGTTGCGACGAGCGTTGAACATGAGGCGAGCAGCGATCTCACGACCGCGGGTTTTCTCCACGCCGGCTTCGGCAATGATCTGGTCCACACCAGCCTTCTCCACGGAGGCGGGGGTGATGGCGCTGGCACGAATCTCAGCCAGGCGCTCCTCAGTCATCGGCTTCAGACCTTCGTCCTTCTGTTGAGCCGTGTTCTCAGGGTCCTTGCGCTTGTCCGCCAGCATCTCAGCAAGTGCAGTTGTGTCCACCGGAGCGGCAGCTTCAGGTGTCTCAACCGCCACAGGAGCCTCTGGTTCCACGGCAGGTTTTTCACCAGCGGGAGCTTCTTCAGGTGCCGGTGCTTCTTCGACAGCGGCTTCAGGGGCTGCTTCCTCAGCAGCCGGTGCGTCTTCCCATGCTTCGTTCACATCAGGAGTTGCGGGATTGTCACCCTTGAGGGTGCCGTCTTCGTTGCGCGCGCGGCGTTTGCGAGTTGCCATGGTTACTTCCGTTTGGAGAAAAAGATGTTCTTGAAGGCGATGGCACCGAGTGCGGCCAACGCTTTTGGTGGGATGCCGACCCACGGGCGGGCGGGCATTTTGGAGGTTCCGAACTGGTGGTACGGGCCGTAGAACGTGGTGTCCACGGCGAAACCTCTCTGGTAGGGCACGATCTTGGCCGTGTCCTCCATCTTGCCGGTCGCCCTGAGGATGGGCTGCCCGGGGTATCGCTTATCCTTCCAGGCTGCGTAGCCGGGAGATAGCTTCTGCCAGGGACGACCGCTTGTGGGATTCTTCTCATCCTTCCAGAATGGCTTCTGAGCCTCCAAGAGGACTGGAGCCCACTCTTTCTGTGTGGGAGCCCACCAGTTGAAGTTGATCGTCGGTAGGTTTTTGACCTTGAACTCGATCATTTCTTCTTCTTCATCTCGGCTTCCTGTTTCTTCACGAAATCGTTCACGATGTCGATCATGAGAAGGATCTTTGGGACCGGTTGCCTTTCCAGCCAGTCGACCGACTCGCCCCACCGTTCCTTCGAGAGGTGGAATGCGTTGGTCAGCCAGTTCTCGACCGGCATGATCTTGCCTTCGAGGAGGTTGGTGATGCCCCAGTTGAAGATCGACTGGGTCTCGCTGACGGTGAAATGCTCAAGGCCGGCTTCGTCAAGGAGGAGGCGACGCAGGGTGGAGAATGCCATTTCCTGGTCAGATGCCCCCTCGTTCTTGAGGATCTGGATGTAGTAGTAGTCCTTCGGTGTCAGATCTCTGAACTCCGCCGGTCCCCTCTCACCGACCCAGACCTCGTAGGTGAAGTCCTCTCGGTCCCTAACCGTCAGTTTGGGTCTTCATCCCCGTCAGTGCCGCTGGCCTGGGCGACGAGGTCACTCAGCTTCCGGAAGTCACGCACGCCGAGATCGAGGACCTCGTCATAGGTGATCTTGTCGGTGCCGACAACTAGGCGCTCGATAATCTTCATGCCCTTCTCGATGTCGCCCGACTTACCGAGATCCTTCTCCATGTAGAGGAGGTCACGACCGGTCATCTCGCGGATGAAGATCTCTCGCCCGTCGCTGAGCTTGGTCGAGTAGGTGTTGACCTTGGGCTGAGGCTTGGGCTTCTGAACGATTTCAGTGCCTTCCTGTTCCGAAACGATTTTCATGCTGGTGAGTTTTGTTCGGGTGTGTGATGAACTTTTACCCCAACACATGCAAGAAATGCCTCCAAGTCCTCGTAGGAGGAGCCTGGAGGCAGCTTCATGATGTTCATGCTGGCGTAGGAGAACGATGTTTTCGCTCCCCTGATGTCCCCACTGAGTAGGCGATCTAAAGCATCGATCGCCCATTCCTCAGCATAGAGAACCTCAAGACAAGGCAAACCTTGGTCGTTGCATGGAGTGGATTGATTGCACATTTGCCCAGACCTCTTCGGCTCCCCATTCAGGGTCTACCATGAATGAGGGGAACATGGTCACGTAGCGGTAGAAGTTCTCCATCTCGTCGATGTAGAAGTGGTGTTCATTCTGCCGCGACATGAACGCATCGCGCCTTGCCCAGTGGGCTGGCAGGTGATGCCTCTTGTTCAGTTCCTCCCAGTGAAGTGGTGCGCACCAATGCCAGGGCTTGGTCACACCGACGTGAATAACCTCGTGCCTCTTGCTCAGCTCGAATTCGAGATCCATGATCTCCACGAGATGATCGTGGTTTCGCTTCCGGTAGCGCTCGAGAATGAACGCACAGAGATAGCTGCGGTCCCAGATCTGGTCGCCACCCTCCTCCAGATTCCGACGGTAGATGTCAAAGATGTCGGGATCGAAGACGTCGGGGGCGTTGTGATGCTTGACCTTGAAGCCAGTGAGATCGGCGAGGTTGGCGGCTAGTGTTGATTTCCCGACTCGGTCGGGGCCACCTAACAGGATGAGCATGCGTCAGACTCGGCTGTAGCAGACGGAAGCGACGCCTTGGGAAGGCGAAGCGATTTGGGAAAAGGCACCGTAGGAAAGGTCCAGGGAACGCCCGTAGACGTGTGGACCGTCATCGTTGATGCGCACGATGACTGATTTGCCGTTGGCTTGGTTGGTCACTCGAACGCGAGTCCCGAAGGGGAGACTCTTGTGGGCGGCCGTCAGGCCATAAGCATTGAACCTCTCGCCGTTGGCGGTTGTTCGCCCGTGGTACCCGTCACCCACACCGTAGTGCGAAGCTTGAGTACATGACGCCGCCTGAGCTGCATTGGGCGCTAAACCCGCAATGCCCAGGACGGTGGCTGTGAGGCTCGTGAAGATGGAACGTAGCATCAATTTGGATAGAATTCGACCTCCCCTATCCGTCAGAGGGAGAAGGCCATGCGCTCGGCCTCCTCTATTGAGTAGTAGTCTAGATTGACGGATACCCGGACCGACGAGGGAATTTCCCTCCCCCGCTTGTCAAGAGGAATGACCTCAACATGCGGGTAGAGACGACGCAACGGGGAGAGAAGCGACGCGTGGACTCGGGATTTCTTCTTGTTTGATTTGCGTGCCATTGGCTTGACCAGTTTAGGAAGAGGAAAGTTAGAGTAAACCGCGCTGGACAAGCCCGTGGCGGGTCTTGAGCCGGTCGATGGCACCCAGCTCAGCCAGCTCGCGCATGCTGAACTCCTGGCCGTCAGGCTCATCCTTGCCCTGAGGGTTGGACGGACTGACGGTGCACTCGTGAGGTGTCTTCCGAATGCGGTTGTCGATGGCCACAGACGAGAAGAATGCTCGACTGAGAGGCACATCGGGAAGTCCCACAGAGGACTGGAAGCGAGCCCAGGTGTAGAGGTGGGCGATCTGGTAGGCGACAGCCCACAGCTCAGCGTGCTTCTCTGGAGCCATCCACCAGATCTCGTCGTGGATCGAGATGATGAAGCGTACCTGAAGCTTGTACTCACGCATCAGCCAGTGGGCTGCGGTGAGGATTGTGGCCAGGATTTCTGCGCCCGACGCCTGAATCGTCCAGTTGATGCGACCAGTCAGGAAGTCGTCTCCCACGGCCGCGGGACGCAGTGCGGTCGAGATCTTGGTGCCGAGGCACGGAAGCTGAGGCACCTTGGTCTTGAGAGCGAGACGTTCCATGTAGTTGAAGCAACCGGAGTCGCTACCGCCTTGGAATGGCTCACTCTTGTACTGACGGTAGCCCTTCTTCGCCTCCAGCATCTTCATCGCCAGGTTGTTGAGCTCCCTGGCGTTTCGGTCTGGGAACTTGCGGCGGATTGTGTTGGCCACAGTCCGCATGCCGGCGCCGTAGAGAACTGCGAAGCCCACACCCTTGGCAGTGTCACGGTCCACGCCGGCCGCTTTTGCCAGTGCGGAGTGAGGATCAGTTCCCTGCTCTTTCGAGCCGGAGAGCACACTGAAACCCATGGGAGAGCCGCCCACGACCCCTGTGTCCCACGCGTCACAGTAGGCGGACGCGATCTGAAGCTCCTGACCGTCAAAGTCAGCACCCACAATCTTCCAGCCGTCAGGCGCAGACACGCGGGTCTTGAGCTCTGTGCCGATGCGCCAGTTCTTGGTCGAGCACATGGTCACCATGAGCGGTTCCACAGTGCGTCGCGTCACAGTGCCGTGAGCCAGGATCTCTGGCAGGGTGATGTAGGCGTCCTCACCGTGTGGATTGTGAGCCTTGACGAAGATGCGATCCATCACACGCTTGCGCACGGATGTCCAGTAGGAGGTCGCGTTGGCGATCTCGAGAGCTCGCTTGGCCTCAGGCAGGTCGCTGTCGAGACGACCGACCTTCATGTCATCGACGAAATCCTTGGACAGCAGCACACCCACATTGTCCTTCTGGTTCTTGGGGTGGGGGATCTTGGTGAGCTCACCTTCTTCGTTGGTGTAGCACCAGCCCTGTTTCTTGGTGGCTACGATCGGGCTGCCTTCCCACTTCAGCTTGAGCAGCAGGTGGGCGAGCTGGTTCTTCGGCGTGATGCGTCGGTCGGGATCCTTGATGAAGTCCCGATACCAGTTGGGGATGTGGGCGTACTTGCCTTTCACAGTCTTGACATCCCAGTCCAGCTGGTGGAGCCACGGGTCACGGTCTGCCCACGCCTGGGCTTTCTCAGGATTCTGGTCGTAGATCTCACGCCACGCCGCGTAGTGGGTCTCAGCCAGCTCACGGCAGACGTCGCCCATCTCACGGATGTAGCTGTGGTAGGTGTCCTCACAACGCTGGATCCACTTGGTCCAGTCCTCAGGCAGAGGAATCACCGAGCCGTTGAGGTGGTACATGCCACACAGACCCACCATGCTCGGAGTCGAGTCGAGGTACTTTGGCCAGATGGCTTGGAACAGCTCAGCGGTGTAGAACGCGTCCTTGACGGCATAGTCGAGAGCCTCGAAGATGGCGTGGCGGATGACAGCGAGGTCAGGTGCGGTCACGAACAGGTCTCGCACCTCCTTGTCCTCGTAGCCCAGCTTCTTGGCTTCACCACCGAAGAACTTGCGCACCTCGTAGACGTGGAAGTTGTAGCACTCGACCAGGGAGTTGGTGGAACCAGCCTCGAGCCACTTGGGGGCGAAGCGGAGCTTCCGTTTCTCCTCCTCGGTCATCTCCTCAGGTTCCTTTCCCGCAAGAACGTACAGCCAACGCTGACCAGAAGCAAGACCAGAAACCCCGATGTGAGCGGAAAGAGTGTCGAAGTAGAAGTTCTCGGGCTCGGAACGGTCGAGGGAATAGGCTTCGCGAGAACGAACGCGGTCATAAGAGATGTTGTGGCCTGCTACGAACTTGTTCTCCCCGATGGGGATCATGTCGTACTGCGTCCACTCCGACTGCGGGATCGAAGGATCGATAAGTTCCGCCGCAAGCCAGATGTAAGCCGCTTCAGAGGAGAGCGCCGTTCCGATGATAGGGAATGCGCCTCCAACCACGAAGGTCTCAGTGTCAAAGGTGAACGCTTGCTCGAGAGGGTGCGGGACTGTTTCCGTAGTCCACTTGCCATCCTTTCCAAGCGTGTAGCGAGTCCATCCAGGGTTGAGGACAAGGTCGTCAATGCCTGGGATCGGCGGGAGCGTGGCTTGAGCGAAATCATCTGCTGCTTTCTTGTGGTGGCCGATCTGCTCTTCTGCGATCTTCTCGAAGTGTTCCTCGATCGTCACTCCCTTCAGATCGGGAAGGGGGAGTGGCCCGTCGTACATGCCTTCGGCGTGAGAGACAGGGACGGGGACCTTGAACTTCTCCAAAAGAGAAACCGCCCGGTCCAACTGTTTCTGAGTCGGTTCCGGGCGGGGAACTGTGCCGAATAGCTTCCGGTGAACCTCGTCAGAGACCACCGGATAGCCGAGTTCGTTCTTGCGCATGTGCGGCACGTTGAGTTTTGTCATCAAGGGTAGTGTAGCGTGGTTTGGCTTGAGGAAACCCTCTTAGGAGATAGTAACGTTGAACGGTCCGAATCTGCCTTGAGGGCCGGTGACGTAGTAGATGCCGAAGAGACCCAGAGTGTACAACTCACTCTCAGTCGCAGTAAAGGTTGTGACTCCAGTATACTTCCTTGAAGGAGTAAAAGGAGAGATGGCGCTAACCCAGATCTCAAGAGAGCTAACCTGAACTGCTCCACCGTTGTTGAAAGTCGGGAGAGTTAGAGTGCAGTTGTACGTGGTGCCTGTGCCCTTCGTGGCCGTGAAAGCCCAGGGAGTGGTGCCACCGTAAGGAATCGTGGGGTCATTCAAAGGACCGACGATGTTGCTCAGGGCTGTTGCTGAAGAGCCTGTCTTTGGGTTGACAGCGGTCCACTTAATAGCTGTGTAGTTGCCGGACCCGGGGAATGGGGTGTCACTAGGGTCGCCTGGAGGGTCAGATAGGAACTGCTTAGAGTTTGGAACGGCGGAGTTCCGCAGCAGGTAACTTCCCACGCTCGGGTAATTGTTCTGTGTCTGAATTCCTGAAGGGAGCGCACTACCAAGAGAGTTACAGAGAATGTACTCTTTTGTGATCGTGATGGGGTCTGCGCTTCCATCAGTTGCGGTTGAAGCAGAGTACGTCGCTTGAATAGAGTTGTCGTATAGGCCAACTTTCGCGAAGTTCGTGCTTCCAACTGTCAGCTGACCAACTGACGTGAAGTACACCGACGGTGCTGGGACTGGAACGGAGGAAGTGTAAGTGCCTGAGTCTGAACCGGCAGCGTTAGTTACGGTGTAGTCCACCTCGATGAGGAGTCCTACGAAAACGTCCGAGAGGTTGAGAGTGAGACCGCCATTCTGAATCGCAGTCTTTGTTCCACCGGCTTTCACAGTGTACCAAGTCCACGCCTCGGTGTAAGCGGCAGGAATGCCGGCCTGAACGGTTGGCTTGGTGAATGTCGCCACAGTTCCGGGCTGGAACGGGATAGAAGCTGTCGAAGTGACGGTTCCGGGTGCCGTGATTATCGGGCGAGTGCCGCCGATTTTCCAGGTGGGGCTATTTTGAGTGTAGGTGTTCCCCTCGAACGTCACGCTGTAGGTAGCGTAGGCGTCTCTCCCGAACCACGAGGCGAGGATAGTGTAAGGATCGCTCGCAGATGCGCCACCTTGGAGTGTTCTCAGCTGCCCTTGGATCGGAACCGTTCCACCATACGCAGTGTTCTGAGGCTGACTTTGTGGGTACACCAACTGAACACGATCACCCACTTTAGGGGGCGCACCGGGAACAGTAAGGTTGGTGTAGCTACCTTGAGAGGTGAAGGTGAAGAAGTGGCCCGGACGAATTGGGTTGCTCAGACTCAATACACCAAGGGGGTACAGTGGGCTGAAAGCTGTGGTTCCGTAAGCGACGTCTTTCCCAACTTCGGCTTCAGTGAGGGTGTAAGTCGTGTCTCCGATTGTACCTATGCCCACCCAGTTCGGCACGCCAGCCGTTCCGTCATTGCGGTAGAAACGGTTTATGGTCGACGTGATGGCGGGAACAGCATCAAAAACTGCGGGTGTGCCTGTGACGATTGTGCCAGGATAAGCGGTGTCGCCAGTGTAGGAAATCACCGGTTTAGTGACCACATTGAGGTAACCCTCAGCTGGGCCAACTATCTCTGACAGACTTGTTGCGGTGAGGATGCCAATAGTGCCAATGGTCCTGAACGCGAAGCTCTTACCAAAATCAGCAGCCGTTACGGAGAAAGTCGTAGAGTCGGCATAACCCACTGGGATGGGGTTGTTCGGATCAGTGACGTCAACAAAGCCGAATGAGACACTAGGAGGACCATACGACTGAAAGACCGCTGGTGTTCCAGTTAAACCATCTCCGACATAAAGCGGATCCTTGATGCTGATTTTTGAAGGAGACTGAATCACAATCTCACCGCACACAGCAATGGTGTTAGTGAGAGCAAACGATGAGCCGCCCGCGCCGAACACAGTCGTACGCACAGCCACTTCGTCGCCTACAGCGGTAGGTGGAATGACAAAAGTATCGCCACCTAGTTGCCAAACCTCGTCCGAGTTGTTGGCGTTCACCCAAGTAGTGAAGGTGCTGTAATTGGGTTGTTGTGAGAAGATAGTAGCACCGGAGAATGACAAAACATCTCCGGGAACTGGACAGTAGCTTGGGTCCGAGTTAGGAATTGCAATCTCAATGGTTCCGGGATCAGTGATGATCGGAGCCGGAGCGAGACATGGCCCGTAAGGAACGGTTTGTGTGCCAACAGTGCCGACGCTGTTGGAGGCGACGGTTTGAACAACGAGGTTGTAAGCAGCGTCAGCGATCTGAACGGTATAGTTCAGTCCAGTGCCAACGATTAAGGAGGTTCCACCCGGATTGTAACGAATCCAGTTGTATTGAACGGTGATTGGGGCGGTTCCGGTTACAGTGCCGGGAACGAAAGTCAGGGCGGTCCCAACTTCTGGACTGCCGGAGATAGTGCCCGCCGACTCAATCTTCGGATCCGGAGCGTAGACGCCATCCGGATAAGTGGGGCCTTCAACTGTACTGCCTTCGCAGACGTAAGCCGCACCGAATCCCGTGTCGACGTAGGCGACGGGGAGGCGATACAGCGGTTGACCGCCAACAATGGTCCAGCCGATGACTTCTGTTCCGGCTGCCGAGTTGGCATAATTTGGGAATTGAGGGTTTAACATTGATCTAAGGGTTTCCGGTGCGAGGAGTCAATCCCAAGACGCTTCTGGTGCCGGGCAACGTTTCCCGCATTACCGATAAATCCTGTCTTGGTGCATACAAACTGTTTGTTCTGGGCTTTCCTAAGGAGGCCAGACTCAACATTGATTTTCCCTTGCCGTTTTCCTAGGGACTGAATGTGTCCTGACTCAATGTTATTCTTTCCTTGAGACTTCCCGCCTTTGGGAGCCCCAAGTTGTTGGACTCGGAGCATGTGCCCCGTTTTCACGTTGACCAGACCCTGAGTGTGGCCCCCTAGGGCGCACGTGTCGATTCTGCCGAAGTCGGGGGAGGGCTGATTAGCTTTGTTGGCGAAGTGGGGGTTGTCGGCAACTTCAAAGTAGCGGTGAAGGATAACCTCCGCCGCCACTGCTTGCTCCCTTGTAGGGAACTCAGCGATGATGATCTTGTCAGTGGGTTGGAAGGTTGGATCAACGTAACTTCCGAAGTACCCGTCAGTGACGGGATCCTCAGACGACTTGACGCCGATGTACCCACGTCCCCACTCTTCGTAGGAGTAGTAGACGTAATGTTTCATCAATATGCGGGAGGCACGGAGGTGCTACCGGTCGGGATGATCGCTGCGCAACGCAGGTTCGGAGGCATCACCTGAGGAAGCCGGTAGAGAGGATAGCCGTTGGCGTCGTAATTGACGATGCTGGTCCAGGCAGCTGCGTAGTTGGGGTAGTGTGAGTTCAGATTGCTGCCACCCACCTGAGGAGTATCTGGCATTGGGAGGAGCTAGGAGTGCTGGGAGGGTTTTACCCCGGCTCGATGTCCCAGAATGTTTCACCAGGATCTCGGTCGTTCAGGCCCAGATTGAAGTGGTCATTCACCACCTCGAGCTCCGCACGCATGAACTGATTGCACCGCAGGTGGATGCGCAGGCGCCACGTCATGTAGGCCTTCCGGTTGGCTTGTGTGGGATTCTCGACGTACTTCTCGTAAGTTGAGGCGACCTTGTTCACCAGGTCAGGACCGATCTTGGTGTGGGACGCCTTGGGGCTGATGACTCTCATGAGAGGCGTGTCTGTGCTGTGTGTTGGTTGAACTCGCGGATGCGAGTCGAGTCGTAGATCTCGCTGCGATGCTTCTGCAGCAGATCCATCGCGTCGTGGATCTTGGGGAACGCCATCATCCGGTCTGCCGGATTGTTGCGCCACACGTCGATCTCCTCCAGGGAGAACGGCCGGTCGTCTTCCCAGTCGGGGTCTGCCTCGCCGTAGATGAGGGGCAGGGCGTCACGGACCCACCACTCCTGGACTTTTGGTGCGAACTGCTCCCACGCGCCTGGGGTGGTGATGTGGGTCTCGCACTCGCTGCGGATCCACTTGACGAACTCACGACCACGCTGCACCACGATCTCGGCGGTCACTGGGACGTCATCGAGGAGGTAGGCAGGGTCGTCACCGCTCATGACACGGTTGTAGACGGAGGGGAACACCACGCTCTGAGATGCCGCTTCGACGTCTGAAGCCTGGTCGCCGTGTGTGGACCACGAGGTGATGGCGGACAGAATCGCATCGAAGATGGCAATTGTGCGTGCTTTGCCAAGGACGACCTCATTGACAGACGCCTCGGCCTTGGAAGGCTGGTCCTTTTGGAGCTTCTCTATTTCCTTCTCAAGCTTAGCAATCCGCTTCTCATAGTCCTCACGCAACGACTTCTCATACGCGTCAAACTTGGAGATGAACTTGTCGATTCTGCCACTTGAAGAGCCGATCTCTTTGTCCATCGTGTCAATGATGGCATCCAAGGCATTAAGCTTGGATGAGACCTGTTCTACGACGCGGCTCAGGGTGCTTCTGGTCTCATTGACCTTCTGTCGCGTGTTGGCAGTTTTCGTTGCGAGTCGCAGTTGCTCATTCTTCAGAGCCCCTGCAGCGTAGTTTAGATAGTCACGTGAGAGCATCTCAGTCGTTGAACACGGTTGCTTTGAGTTGGTCGGTTGCGATGTCGATCACCTCGATCTTGAACCCAAACATTCTATCAGGGTCTGAGAGCAGGTGGAACGACCCACTGAAGAAGTCTCCGTCATCGGAGCGGAGGTACTGGTTCGAGGGCATTGGTGGGTCGCAGAGCACGATGTCTCCTGCGAACTCCGGCTTGCTCTCCTCGATGGCAGTCACGAGGCGGCGGTACATCGTGGATGTGATCGCCATCTCGTCTTCGTTGGAGATGCCAGCCACGTACTCGCCCTGAGGCCGGAGCTCTGCAGCTGTGCCTGTATCGAGGATCACTTGGATCACGCCAGGTTCGTCGGGCGACTCGCGGAAGCAGGCCTCGGTGGCGTGGAATTCTATCTCGTCTGGTTCTGAGTCGTTGATGTCAGCCTCGATCAGCTCGTAAAAGAGATCCTTGATCGTGGGTGCGTCGGGTCCGCCGATGTGTGCTGCGATCGCGAAGAAGATCTTCGGATTGGCTAGCAAACGATCGACCGGATAGATGATTTCCATGAGTCTCAGTCTCCAGGTCCAGTGTAGTGGGCTGGGGGCCCAGTGAACCACATCGTGGTTTTACCCGCCCCCGAAAAGTGCTTCTCAGCTCTGCGGTTCTCTGAGTTTCCTCGGAGAAGTGGGACACTGAGATCTCACGCGAGCTCATCCAGACTGGCGACCTTGTTGCCCTTTGCACCTGGTCGACCCGCCTTGGCGGTGGCCAGTGTGATCTGCATCGGCTTCTTCCGCTTCGATTTGAACTCCACGGTGTAGCCATCCTCTCCGAAATGCACGAGCTCTGCTCCCTCAGGGAGAGCGCTCTTGCCCTTGCTCGTGGTCTTGCACAGATCCTCACCGCTGAGGGTCAGAGCCTTGAGCTGCCCTTCGAGCTTGAACACCATCAGGTACTTCCTGAGGGAAACCTCCGCCTCCCTCTTGGCCAGCACCACACCCGTGTAGGAGTCGGCGATGGGTCCCTTGAACGTGGCAGGCACCTTCTTGAGGAGACCGTCCTGCGTGAGGAACACCACCTTGTCCTTCTGGTCCAGCACCAGAGCACCGCGTGGTCCCTTGGCTTGGGTCACTGTGCCTTTGCGTTGGTCCACCACCATGAACCGCGGGCGAGCCGTCCTGGGTCCCTGGTCGCGCTTTGCCGCGGTGGATGAGGTTGCCTTCACAAACCCTGCCGGAGGCCCAACCAGGGGCGACCTCCTGCGCTCTCCGTGGCGCTTCGCAAGCTCCTCCATCTGAGCGAGTGCCCACGTCTTCCGTGCGTCCTTGCTCTTCACCAGGTTCTCCAGCTCTGCCACAGTGGAGATGAGTTCCTGCTCCTCAGCGAGGAGTTCCTCACGGTCCAGGCCGGTGAGTTGCCGCAGCTTCATCTCGAGGATGGCTCTGGCTTGGTCCGGTGTGAACTTCAGCGTGCGGGTCGTCACCAGTGTGGTGAGAGCATCCTTCGGTGTGGCCGAAGCGCGGATGATCTTGATGACGGCATCGATCTTGTCGATCGCCTTGAGGAAGCCACGAACGATCTCGAGGCGTGCCTCCTTCAGGTCAAGCTCGTGCTTGAACTTGACTTCCAGGCGACCCAGTCTCCACTCGAACCATCTCTGACAAATGTCAACTGGCGAGAGCTCGACCGGTCGCGTACCGTCAATAACCAGCGTCTTTGCCGAATAGCGAGTGTCAAGATCGGTGGTTGCGAAGAGTTGCTGAGCCAGCTGTTCAGCGTCCACACCGGGCTTCGCAACAACACTGACACGGTCTCCGGAGAGATCAGACTCATCGATGACTTCTGCGATTCCGTCGATTCGCCCCTTCTCGAGGGCTTCCTTGATCTGTTCACCCAGTTTTTCAGGGTTGATCCGAGGCGGTAGGTTTGTAAACGTGACCACTCCTCGATCCTTCGCCCGACCCTCACGCTTCTGCGTAGAGACCTCGTAGCGTGCTCGACAGCGAATGCTGCCGCTACCAGTCTGAGTGTAAGTAAGTAGATTCTCATCCTGAACGATCTCGCATCCTGTGGGGAAGTCAGGGAGCAGGAGTTCCCGCGCTTTCTTGATGTTTCCAGTCGCAGCGAGCGTGGTTGCCTTCACGACGTCACGCAGGTTGTGCGGTGCGAGCGTTGTGGCGAAGCCCACTGCGATGCCAGCGTCTCCGTTGAGGAGGATCGAAGGCACTGCAGTGTTGAAGCGCGCAGCCTCCTGACGAGAACCGTCGTAGTTCGGTCGTGTGTCCCACGTGGCACGGTCCTGAAGCAGCAGTTCCACTGCTGAGGGACGGAGCTTCGCCTCCGTGTAGCGCTCAGCTGCAGGTCCATCGACGGAGGAACCGAAGTTGCCATGGCCGTTCACCCACGGAACGTTGTTGTTCCACTCGGTGGCCATGTTGACCAGAGTGCCGTAGCAACTGCCTTGTGGGTGGTAGTAGGCGAGTGTGAGGCCGGTGACGCGAGCGCACTTGACGAACTTCTTCTCAGGGGTGAGACCCTCCTCGATCATCGTCTGGAGGATTCTCCTCGCCGCAGGCTTCAGGCCGTCGTAGAGGTCAGGGATCGCTCGGCCGAGGAGCACGGCCATCGCGTAGTCGCCGTAGTCCTCCTTCATCTGGTTGGCCAGATTGACTGGCACCACGTTCTCTTTCACGCTTCGTTTCGGCATGTGTGTGTTTGGAGTGTAGTGGTCACTCGGTGACGGTCACCTCAGTCTTTCACACCAGAGGCGATCATGTGGCGAGCCGCGACGGTGACTCCGAGGAGAGCCAGACCGAGAGGAGCGGTGCAAGCTGCTCCACAGTACAGAGCGAGGGCACCGAGGCCGACTTGTGCGCCGATCAAGTCGTCCGCTTCCTTGAGCTGCTTGCCGGTGCGAACGGCCTCAGCCATCTGACGTTGAGTCAGAGGCCGACCCACGGCGGGGGCGGCAGCGGTGCGGTTGAACTGGATCTGCTGTGTGGTCTCGACTTTCTCGACCTTTGGAGCGCGTCCTGCGTTCCAGTGGGCTTCGAACTCAGCGAAAGCGGCGTTGGTGTCCATTGTGGTTTAGTGGAGGATGACTTTGGAGACAGTGACTTGATCGTAGACAGGATCGCCGGCGAAGCAGGCGTCATCATCATCTTCGACCATGGCCCTCAGCGTTGCAGCCTTGAGCTCAGCATCCGCCTCGTTGGCGTAGGCGGAGTGGAACACGAGGTCGTCGTAGTAGTCAGAACCACGAGCCTCGACGATGTAGATGTGAGTCATGATCAAGCGAGGGTCCAGAGTTGTTCGCCTTTGGCAGTGAGAGCCCAGAACTCGCTCTGCTTCATGCCCCAGACGGCACCCCAGCGGCGAGCGATGTGGCCACGCTCCTGCAGGGAGCGGAGTTGTTTCTCGGTCATCTCGTCAAGGTTGAGGATGCCGAGAGTAGCGTTGGTTTGCATGGTGGGTGTTTTGCTCATGTAGTAATCATACAGCAGAAAAGGGCCCCTTTCGGAGCCCTTGTGCCACTTCTTCAACTGTCACATCATGATCTGCCCAGAATGTTGCGTTCTATCTCCTCCATGAATGCAGGCACAGGCAGGAGGTTGGTTTCGCACGGAATTGCGAATTTCCAGTGGCGGTTGCCGTCCCTGCGCAGCAGATCCATGTCCGCGTGCTCGTAGAGGCGTGAGGTGAGCACGTCATCGAAGCGACGGCTGAGGAAGTTGTTCTCCTCCTTCGAGACGCGAACGGTCTTGCACAGCTCGGTGTAGATCGCGGGGAAGAGCTCGTCGTCGACCAGCTCAGGACGCTCCACGAAGACCTTGAAGAAGGCCTCGGGGCGGTAGAAGTGGTCACGTGTCTTCGGCTTCACGAGCGAATCCGCAGTGCAGAGTCCTGTATCGATCTTGATCTCGTGGAAGTGCAGGTAGAAGTCCCGCTTGGCCCCGCCGTAGTCCAAGATCGAGTGATTCAGGTTCACACGCAGCACGTCACGGAAGCGCTCCATGCGAGCGGTCAGATCGGGCGTTTTCTTCATGCGAAAAAGCCCCCTTGCGGGGGCGGTATGGATTGCGGAGAGGATCAGAGGCCGGCGAGGCGGTCCAGAGCGGCTTGACGGCGGTCAGCCTTGACCTGCTCCTTGTAGTTCTTGACGACTTCCTCGAGGTTCCGAACCATCTGCTTGCCGAGGCCGGCAGCGGGAGTCATGGAACCGGTGCGGCCCTTGCCGCAGGCAACCTCACCAGCGCCATGCTTGGGGGCGCGGTTGGGGAGCTTGGTGATGACGGTCATGGTTTGAAGTGTGGTTTGTGAAAGGTGAGGGTCTCATCCCTCATGTACCTAATATACGACCTCAGCGAGGCCAGTGACACAGGCCTTGTGCTACTTCTCCAACCGTCACACTAGTTGACCGCCACCTTGATGGCGTCGTGAGGCTGGTAGTTGGAGATGCCGAGGTCATCCAGCTGCACGTCATCCCAGCTCGTGTACTCACGCTGGTTCAGGAGGAGACGACACTCTGGGCGGGACTCACGAGCGATCAGCTCCTCAGCGATGTCGTAGCAGTTCTTGTAGATGTGGGAGTTGGAGGATGGCATGTAGACGTAGCGTGGCTCGAAGCCAGTCATCTTGGCCATCACCGTCAGGATGATCGCGTAGCGTGCGATGTCCAGAGGGAAGCCCACGATCATGTCGTTGGACCGTGCCGGAACCATGAGGTC